TTTCCATATTTCTTTTCAATAATTCCGGGTCTAAAAATGTAATATCGTCCTCGGCAATAAATACATATGGATATCCGCGTTCTTTGGCTAATTCCAAACATTTGATATGACTCAATGAACAACCGATTGCGCCATCTTGCATTTTTATAGCATTCACTCTCTCACCGTTGATATCCATTTTTTTCAATTCGCTTTCCACATGGTTCAACCGGTCAGGCCTCGATTCTAAATTAATATATAATGTATGTTTGAATAATTCCATAAATATATTGTTTTTGTAAAATATATTTATATTTGTTTTTCATTTCTTTAGTTTTCATATCCGCTATTGGCAATTATATTGGATTGACATACAAAAATTGTTTGTATAAACAATAATACGTGAAATCCTAAATGATTCATATGACAAAATGGTCTTACTTTACTACAAATAAATATTGATGCGGTGATGAATAACATATTATTTCGTGAATATATATTATCACTGCTGAATGCAATAACGAGAGAATCGAATAATATCGGTATTCCCTGTAATGTATTTATGATTTCATACTTTGGCGGGATTCCTTCGTTTACTTCCATCAATTCATTGGCACATTTAATGTTGAATATATATTTTACAAAATGATATACCGCTATACTATGCAATAGAAACGACATATACAATTGACATATATGTATATTCATGTCGAGTGACATTGTAGTAAATGATTTGTATATATTTACATTTGTGACGACAGCCATGAAACAACGGACATGTATAAATATTACATCATTTATATAATACCATATCAAATCATCATCTAATACATTTTTTCCAATCTTTTGTATAGACACTGCATTATGATATTCATATGATGATATGGAAAGCATCGCTATACCAATTGTATCCATATAGTATATCGAATGTTGGAATGGTCCATATAAAAAAAGTGTAGCAATTAATGACCCGAAATACATATATTTGATTATATTTTCACACTGATAAAAGGATAATTGTATATTTTTATCAATCAATTCTTTTACAACCGTTTTCATTATGATAGCTAACAAGTATAAATTTGAAAAATAAAGCAAATACAATGCACCCGTTATCATATCGTGGGTTTTATCCATTAACTTTATGCGTAATAACATTTAGATAAATAGTATTATTCGTATTTTTTAAGTTTATTTGAAAATTGTTTTCTTTATTTTTTGGTCGATAATTTTTTCACTAGGTAATATATATTATATAATAGAATATATAAAATATGTTTGGAAAAATAATAGTATTTATACATGCAATCGTATCTATTATTCTTTCGTTTTATGGTTTTATTGTATCTAAAAATTTCATATATGATTTTTCATATATATCATTTATCATTTTAACCCAAGTTTTATGGTTGATATTCAATCATGAATGTATATTATCCTATATGTATAAACGATACCATAATAAAAATTATTCATGTGGAGACACGACGACTTTAGATGATTTCAAACAACTGAATATGAATCCATTAGATATTTCACAATATACAGGCGTTATATTTTGCATAGCATATGTATTTTCCGTATGGATTGTTGCATTCCGTGGCAATATAGCAAACCCATACTTGATTCTCTTTGTATGTGTGTTCTTAAGATTCTTTTATTTATTCTTCAATGACGCGAGTGGTTATGATACAAATCGTATTGGTAATTATGTATTTGGTAAAAACTATTCCATATTGGAAACTATATATTATAATTTGAGATTGAATAAATTACATAGCGAAATAAATACGGTCATTTTTAGTATTTTAATCGCGTTTTGGATACATATTTTGTATAAGAATCGTGCAAAATTGGCGGATTCATTACCCAAGAAAAAGGTGGACGATTCAACTTTAGAAAATCGTACAAAATCGGTATAATCGACAATTATTTTTCTTTTTGCCTTTTGCCCTTTTTGTAAAAATTACATTATAATTATATAAAAAATTTATATAATTATAGTAAATGGATAACTATGAATTTATTGAAAAGACAGATTTGGCAGAGAAGGAATCTCCGTATATACCGGAACCTGAAAAAACCAATGACGCTGAGAAGAACAGTAAAAAAATCATTTGTATTGGTGAATATGAATATGATATCACAGATTTCAAACATCCCGGAGGAAATGTGATTTATTACATGTCAAGCGGACAAGACGCGACAAATACATTTGAAGAATTTCATTATCGTTCCAAAAAAGCCAAATCGGTTCTCCAATCCCTTCCCAAAAAGAAAATAGAGGTTTCGAATGCCGATAATGGTATCGATAGAGACAATGCTATATTAGAAGATTTTAAGGTGTTTCGTCAATCACTCGAATCGCGTGGTTTTTTCACACCCTCTATACCCCATGTCATTTATCGTATTCTTGAAGTGATATGTATCTATGGATTTGCCGCGAGAATGATTCAAATCAATATATATGTATCCATTCTTCTTTTTGGGTTGTTTGGAGGTCGATGTGGATGGATTCAACACGAAGGCGGTCATAATTCGTTGACTGGAAATATAAAAGTAGACAAGTGGATTCAAAATATATTTATTGGGTTTGGATTGTTGACAGATGGGTCGATGTGGAATAGTATGCACAATAAACACCATGCAACACCTCAAAAAATCGGCCATGATATGGATTTAGATACTGCGCCACTAGTAGCGTTTTATACCGATGCCGTTTACAAATATAGAAACAATTTTGCGGTACGTATGTGGTTAAAATACCAGAGTTATTCCTTTTTGCCCATCACATCGGGTATGTTTGTAATGTTATTTTGGATATTGTATCTACATCCTCGAAAAATAATCCGCGACAAAAATGTAGTGCAAGGAGGCATCGTATTGTTTGCACACCTTTCTCGAATATTATTATTTATGAAATTAGGTAATGTTTCGTTATCCACTGCATTGTTCTACCATTTCTTGACGTTTTATTTATCAGGAATCTATTTGTTTGGTCAATTTTCATTATCTCATACATTTACACCAGTCATTCAAAATGATGAAAATCCATCATGGGTTCATTATGCTATCGAACATAGCGTAGACATTGAACCACAGAATCCAATTATTTCATGGGTAATGGGATACCTGAATTGTCAAGTGATTCATCATTTATTTCCATCTATGCCTCAGTATCGTGGTCCCGAAGTGTCATTGGAACTACAAGAATTTTGTAATAAATGGGGTATAAAATATACTATTATGGGATACTTTGACGCTTGGTATTGTATGTTCAAAAATCTAAATGATATTGGGAATAATATCGATATAGATATAGATAAAAACAAATTGGAGTGATATCTCCAGACCAATAATAATATATAAATATATGTTATTATTTTCTTTTGGTTACCAGTTTACAATTTTCTATTATTTGTTATTAGGTATGGTTATTTCTCTACTTTTAGTCGACAATGCATTTCTTAAATCTAATGAATAATAACCTTTTTCCTCCGCCTCTTTACATATCTCGTCATTTTGTTGTATTATTTTTGTTATTTTATCACTCATTATATTCAAAATATCATAATCATCAATCTCTTTCTTCTCCTTAATGAATTTCATAAGTATATTATGTATTTTGTTGTAATAATCGGTATCAAATTCTGGTTCATTCAATGGTATATTATTTATAGTTTTGTAAAAATGGTTCATTATCACGATAGTATATATATCTCTTTCTGTTTTATTAATTTTTTCTGTATCAATGCCATATAAATAAGTAGGCATCATTTTTGAAATCATAACTAATATAGTAATACCCAAAGACCATATATCTCCTTTTTTCAAATCTTCAAACGTAACATTCGTTGTATTTTTTTTACTACGTATAATTGGGTCAAGATACATTGCAGTCCCTAATGATGTTTCGTTACAATTTATTTTCTTTACATTATCATTATCACATGAAAGGCCAAAATCAATATATTTAATATTGATATTATCTTTATTTTCAAATTGAATCATTATATTTTCAGGTTTAATATCACGATGTGCAATATTTTGTTCATGTATTTCAATTAACCCTCTGCACAATTTATCTATTATTTTTGCGTATGTTTCATTTGTTATATTGTAATTATTTGATATAAAATCGAATAAATCTACATAACCAGTCAAAAATTCTGTTATTATATAGATTTTGTTTCCTTCTATAAAAAATTGTTCATAACATTGTATATATGGTTGACATGTATTTTTTAATTTTTTGAGAACATTTATTTCACTATATGTTTTTTCTCTATTTCTTTCGTCATTTTCTATAATTTTTTGAAAATATTCTTTTCCATTTTTCATTATTACCTTAGATGCGGTTCCAAACCCACCTTGATTTTGAAGGGTTTCCATCATTTTTATATTATTTTTAAAATCAACATAACTTTTGTATTTGGCAGACAATGATTCGTTGGATTGCATGTCTTTGAGTATACTAATATATGATATTTGGTCTTGATTTGTCAACGATAATGAGTCACGTAGTTGTTCTTCACTTATGAATGATAATGATTTTTTTGTATTTGAACTCGAAGAACGATGTTTTTTTTGTCGTGAACTACTGGTTGACCGGGACCGGGACCTGGAACGTGACCGCGAACGCATTTTTTTCGAAGGTGAACCAATGCCGCCAGTTGCTGCATCGTGTAGATTACTAATATCTTCAACGGATGAAATATTAGAACGTTTACGTATTGTTTTTGATTTCAGTTGTTTATGTCTTATTTTTGAATGAATATCCATTTTTATATATATTTTCTAAATATTATAATTTACTGATAAATGATATTAAGTCGTAAATCATTTTTATTATAATTGATTTTGATTGATTATTTTGAACAGCAGATACTATTTTATACAATGAATCGATAATGACTCGTTTATTTGTTTGAAACGGATTGGGCAAAGGAGGTATTGGTATGGGTGTAGGTGTAGGTGTAGGTGTAGGCGTGGGTCCGGGTCCGGGCCCCGGGCCCAAGGGTGGAAGCACATTATCCTTAAATTGTCCTACATAATTACCTGGCGGGTAAGTATTCATAACAATATCTACCTCACCTGTTGATGCATTGATTGCTATACCCATGCCATACGTCGTGCTCGATTTCCATACCAAACAGGTAAAATGCCCAGTTGCCGATGAAAATACCGGATTGTTATAATCATATGCACTCACTTCGTTATACCAATCATCGACCGCTTTTTTTAATAAAACTAATACGTCATTTCCATACCCTTTATAATAGGCCAAATTTTCGCCATATTTAGCGGTGTTTGTGCTGTGTTGGAATAATTTATTGGCTAATAAATAATCCGCCCATTGTTGCGATATTGTCGCGATTTCTCCTGCCCATGCTAGGTCCGGGGCTTGGTGCCGTGCTCGATACACATTTATATACTTGGTGATTTCGGTGATTTGTTGAATAGTAATCATAATATTTGGGTTTGTTATATAGTATATAGTATATATATTATATCCAGGGTTTGCATTTTTGCTAAATAATTTCGGCTGCATCAATGCAGTGATTGTAATTACATTTACATATTCACAATTGTATTTATTGATTTTACAATATTGATACGAACATATTCTTCACTACATGCCATTAGTTCTGCCACATGTTTGTTCGTGCGAATCATATTGAAATCGTGTGAATATTTGTAATGAAAAATACGACGCTGAAATGGTGGGAGTCGGTTTATATTTTCCCATATTTTCATTAGATTTTCCTTTGTTTCCGCGGTTTCTAATAAAATATTGTTATTCGCACTCTGCACATTTTTGTTCAATTTGTAATCGTCAAATCCTAGATAAACCGGTTTCATATAAACATTGTGTATCTTTTTGCTTTCTTCGATGAAATGTTTTTTCCGCAAATAACTTTTTGGTAATATATTGATGGGCTGTTGCTCGGTCATTCCTTTATACAATTCACCCTTTACATGGAGATAGGCATATACATTAAATGCATGTTTTCCATCGTATTTTAGAATAGATTTATGTAAACCGACCAAAGCAAACATTGCACATTCATGTAGTGATATATTCCGGCATTTATGTTTATGTAACCGTTTGAAACGGAACGCTTGGACAATTGCCCATTTTTTGTGGTATGTAAAAAGTATCTTGTTTATTTTTGTTCTTAAATCGGTGGACGTTTTTGGATGTTGTATTATATAATTGATTCGGTCTTTTTGCATTTGTGTCAAATAGGTTGTCCTAGTAAATGCATTCACTACATTTGCAAAGAAAAATAGATTTAGTATTAAAAATATAGCTAGCATTTCGTTAGATATATTTAGAGGGTTTTTATTATATAGTTTATGAAAATATTTTTCCAGAGCACATAAAATTGATTTATTTGTAGAATATTACAAACAATTTACAATAAAACATGTTACAAATACAAGTATCTTTCGAAACCATTACCCCCCAACAAACTTCGGCCGTCATCGATTATTACAATCAACACAAAAACGCGGATTGGAATGAAATAGAAAAAAATGTAGCGGCCGAGGGAGGGTTTATGATTGCTCTAAAACCAGACGAAATAAAACCGGATTCTAAGAATCCCAACGATATGGTGAAACAAGTTCGTTGGAACCGAAAACGCCTACTATGTGGTAGGTATGGCAAATATTTGAATGTATTTACCGACGACGAAACGACCCTATTATATGATGCAATGGTGAGTGTATTTGGAAAAGAGGTAATTGAATTGGCTAAATTATAATAAATCTAAAAAAACATCGCCCGTAATAGTCGTGCTATTTACCAACAAATCCACCATCCTAGTAACATTTTCCCGATTATCGGCCAAAATCTGTTTTGCCTGATTTAATGCATATGTCACTAATTCCAATGTTTCACGGTCCATCGTATCCTTTATTTTTTCCGAGTATTTATCTCCCATTGCTAAACTTCTTCCCAAAAACGGATTACGGTCATCCTCCACATTATCATTATAGAACGCTTCCAGCTTCTTCCCCATACCGTAATTACCAATCATCCGTTTCGCTAAACTATTCGCCTGTTTCAAATCCTGTACCGCGCCCAAAGATACATGTTCATCGCCATAAAAAATCGTTTCCGCCGCCTTACCGCCCATGGTAACAATCAATCGTTTGATAAATAAATCCTTGGTATATAATCCACTCTCCGTAACATTTGTATATTCATTGAAAATCGTATATCCGCCCGCGCCACTATATGTGCTCTGTATAGTTACCTTCTTCAATTCAAAATATTCTTTGTAATACGCGGCCAAGTAGGCATGGCCGATTTCGTGAATGGCGACCCGACGAATCGCATCCTCACTACGTTCATCCTGCTGTTTTACTAGACCGACAATTAGTTTATCTAAAGCTTCCAATATATTCGATTCACTAATAATCGTTTTTCCCTGACGAACCGCATATATCGCCGCTTCATTTAACAGATTTTTCAATTGGGCCCCCGAAAACCCGGATGTTAATTCGGCCACATAATCCAAATTGATATTTGGTTCTAGTTCTTTGTTTTTCGTATGAACTTTCAAAATGGCCTTACGCGATTTACGGTCCGGATAAGGCACCGTAATAATACGGTCAAATCGCCCCGGCCTCAATAACGCGGCATCCAATACATCCTTACGATTGGTCGCGGCAATTACCATGATTCCATCGTTGTCGGCGAATCCGTCCATTTCCGCCAATAATTGATTCAAGGTTTGTTCACGTTCATCGTTGGCCATATTAATACCAGCACCGCGCTGACGACCGACCGCGTCAATTTCATCGATAAACAAAATACATGGTTTGTTATTACGCACATTTTGAAAAAGAGTCCGCACTTTAGACGCACCCATTCCAACAAATAATTCGACGAATTCACTGCCGGCACATGATATAAAATTGGCTTGTGATTCACTTGCAATGGCTTTGGCCAATAGAGTTTTTCCGCTACCTGGTGGACCTTCTAACAAAATACCGCGCGGAACTTCTGCCCCCGCTAATTGGTATAAGGTCGCATTTTTCAAATACGAAACAACTTCGGTGCATTCTTGCATAATTTCTTCACTACCTGCAAAACTTGCCAATGTAATATTCAATTTTTGCATGGCGATTTTATCGGCTTTTGCATCCTTTTTTATATTTCCAAAACCCTGGCCTTGACCCATATTCATGGGTGATTGGGGCGAGGAGAAAAAGCGAAGAATCGATATAATAAATAAGAGGGGAAAGAAACTGTTTATGGCTGCATTAAAAATGTCACCGGCCAAAGAAATATATGGAGCGGGTGTCGGGTCATGTAAAAAAACGGGTTCAATCGCGTTTTCAGTTGCCACATCGACCAATTTGTCCGTTATAAACGGATTGATGTAAGTCACCGAATAATCTGCTATATTATCCGTATCTGTTTCGGCAATCACCTTATCCATTTTTTGTGTAAAATAGATTTTCGAAACATCGTGTGTTTTCATTTTTTTCAAGAGAGAATTATATGGTTGTTCGCGTAATGTAGATGAAGATATAATATTCATCGGCGGATAAAGCGCGTTTACATTCACTATGCCCAATAAAAACAATGCTATTTTATACATTGAATGTAAATATATAATATATGAAAAAATATCTATATAGTTTTTCATATTCATTGAATCATAACAATTTTTTCGGTGATTCCATAATTAATATTACTATTTACATCGTTATAGTCAGTATGTGGTAAAATACAATCCGCGAATTTCAATCTAAAATCCGCTAAATTATCATTATGAACACATACATGGTCACTAGGATATTGATAATCCAAGTAAAATATATAATAATTATTGCTTCGAATATAATCAAATAATTCTTCACAAGTTACACCTGCTTTTGATAATTGAAACCATTCGAATTCAACGATTAATATGGGCTTATCGGTCTGCATAATATTCTTTAGACCGGTCAATACTTTTTTTTCCCATCCTTGCACGTCTATTTTTATTAGGTCGATTTTTTCATTGAAATTCATTTCATCCAGTAATATCGATTTGGTTACACTGTATTTGTCTGAAATTGCCCAGTTGGGTGTAATATCACCCATATTTACCCAATTTATGTTATCCTCTATAATAGGCATTTTTATATCACAGTTTTCATCACCACATCCTAAATTATATGTCACTACATTTGTTATATTGTTTTGCTCGAGATTTTTTTGTAATAAACTATAATTTTGTATTTGGGGTTCAAACGCGAAAACTTTTCCACTTACTTCTTTTGAAAATAATATTGAATGATAACCCAAGTTTGCCCCAACATCAATGATGTTTTGAATACCATAGATATTTTTGTATTTTTTCACAAAATGAGTGATATGAGGTTCCCATTCGGTATTATCCGCTATCGAATAACTAGACATTAAATCATTTTCATAATAATGAAACTTTATGCCGTTCAATTCCTTTGAATGAATTTCCATAGTATAATATTATGTAAATAATAATTATTATATTATGAATATTTTATATTGTTTTATTCATATTTTCTTTCATAGATTCTACGGTTTCTTTCAATTGCATTACAATGAGTCGTAATTCATCGATTTCATTTTTAAGTGATTCGTCTCTCCATTGAACCGATTTTTTTTCCGGAGTAATTGGTTCAACTGCTGCCGACCCATTTACCGGTTGAACAGGTAAAGGAGTCGCGGGTTGTTGTCCAAACATTTTTAATTCTTGTTCGCGTTGATTTAATTGTTGTCGTATCAATTCTTCCATATTGGTAATTGCTTCATCGGCGATTTTCTCATTTATTTGGTCGATTTGTGGTGGGAGTGGTTTGGCATTCATGCGTTCATATTCTTTTTGCCGGTCATTAAATTGTTCCGTATAATGAGAGATTCGTTCATTCATTCCAGTAGTGCTGGGTAAAGCGGTGTTTAGTTGTTTTAATGAATGTACCATATATGCAATGGTCGATTTATTAATGGTTTGTAAATCCGCTTGATTGTTTATGTTTTTGCCATCATTTTCATAAAAATCGCGGATAATCGCCTTGAACCATTGTGATTTATTTTCACCTAGTTTTTCAAAATTGGGAGCTTTTTGTATCGTGTTCCATAATAAGGTTTGATTGTCTGGATGAATATATGCCATGGTGTAAATATATGTAGATTGAAATTTCTATATATATTTTTGTGTATTTTTTATTTACTTTTGTATATTTTTATCATTTATCATGATTATCACTACGCGAATGAATCAAATATACTAGGAAACCCTGGATTTTTTCGTTTATGGGTTATCTCTATCTTTTTTTGTTTCAATGGAGGTTTCACCGCATCATTTGATTTATTATCTTTGATAAATTTAAGTTCATTTTCGTATAATTTGAATAATTCTTCCACACCATATATGTGTGGTGTAACGTCTTCGCCGGTTCTAGTAACATTTACTAATTCTTTGTATGGAAATGGATTCTCTTTAAATATGCTTTTATAAAAATTAATATCTATAGTGGTTTCTTTATCTTGATACAATGTATCATATGCATGTGTTACTTTGTTTAGAATTTTGTTGATGAGTGGTTTACGGTCTTTTTCAGTAACATTATTTAATATATCGGTCCACATGTCTTTGGTCATTTTATATTTGTCTTTGATTTCTTTCGAGTTTTTCTCATCATAAACATGTAATATTTTCATTGCATTTTCTCGGGTCATAGCATCGGTATATTGTGGTTTATTAGATTCATCTTTTATCTTTTCAGTAATTATTTTATAAATGATTTGTTGGAATTCTTTGTTATTCTTTATTTCTTTATATTTCTTTATATTTTCAGTAACTTCCTTTATTTTTTTGGTTACAGTTTTTATCTTTTCATCTAATTTTGCTTTAGAAATTTCATCAAATTCTTTTTGAATTTTAT